TTTATGACAGCCGCGGCATAGTTTTTATATGATTCTTGGAGGTGTGAATTTGGAAAAACCTATCAAGCATATTGTTTCACTCTCCGGAGGTAAGGATTCCACAGCAATGCTTCTGCGAATGCTGGAGGAAGGTTGGCCGGTGGACATCATCCTATTCTGCGATACCGGAATGGAGTTTGATGCCATGTACCGGCATATGGAGAAGCTGGAGAAATACACTGGTAGATCCATAGTCCGGTTAAAATCTCCCCAGTCTTTTGAGTATCTGTTTTATGATTACTCACCCAAGCGCGCCAACCCCAAGCTGGAGCAGTATCGTGGCTTCAGCTGGCCGGGGCCTCGCAACCGCTGGTGTACCGCAATGCTGAAGACCCGGATCATTGCAAAGTACCTCCGGGAGCTGTCCCAGGAATACACCTTGGTTCAGTATATTGGGATCGCAGCAGACGAACCCAAGCGTATCCGGGAGCATCGCTATCCCCTAGTGGAATGGGGTATGACGGAAGCAGACTGCCTAGCCTACTGCAAGGAGCGTGGCTTCGACTGGGAAGGATTATATGATATCTTCCACCGGGTATCCTGCTGGTGCTGTCCGCTGCAATCCTATGATGAAATGCGAAAGCTTCGACAGCACTTTCCGGATCTATGGCAGAAACTGCTGTACATGGACGAACATACCTGGCGAACCTATGTCAAAGGATATACTGCCAAACAACTGGATACACGCTTTGCTTTTGAAGATGAGCTGCTTGCCAACGGCCAGCCCATCAAAGGCAAGGCGTTTTTTCATGCGCTGAAAGAAAAATTGAAGGAGACGGAGCAATGATGAATGCCGTTGTGCAGCACAGCGATATACGGATTGTGCGTGCCGAGCAGCTCATTTCCGGCACAGCGAATGCTTTTTTTATACAGTTTTCCTTTTCGGAAGAATGGAAAGCAGTCAGTAAGACGGCTGTCTTTACTAATGGCGTTCAAACCATCGATGTGCTGGAACATATGTGGAAAGACGATAATGTGTGCGCCATTCCCCACGAGGTGCTGAAAATCCCCAACAAATTAGTGCGAGTAGGCTTCCGAGGCACATCGAACAGCAATCTCCAGTTGGCTACACCGATGGTAGGAATCGGCACAGTTTGCCAAGGTGTAGATCCAGCTGGTGATTATTCCACAGATCCGACATTGCCCGTGTGGGAGCAGCTCCGGGCGGATCTAAATACACGCTCTCGCAACTGCTCCACAATGCTGGAAAAACTACGCGCAGAGGATGGAATTTCTACAATACTGCGCGTGCATCTTGTGAATCCGGATGTGATTCCCAGTGGCGCGGAACTGCATCTTTACCGCTGTGTGCGTAATTGCGGCCGCCAATCCCACTGGCAACATCCGGTCACCTGGAATGGCAGTACCGGTGGACGGCAGTATAAATGGGGCTATGGGCTGATTGCTGGAAAGGCTTACGCCTACACTGGAGACAGCATATATCCGGAAGTTCCCAAATGGATGCCTACGGATGGCTTTCTAAATACGGAGCGAACCATTATGGCTGGAGACTGTAGACGTAAGCATATTGATTTCAACTTGTCCACCTTCTTGCTTCCACTGCTCAAGCCGGTGGGAAAAGCACTCGACTGGGAATATTGTGGCTTTGTCGGTTTGCAAGGAGAAGGACAGAAGAATCCGCTGCTGTTAAGATTCCGGATCTGCAAGAATGGTGTTCCCATTGACGTGGCGGGAGATGTTTTTCGCATTGGTTTGAAAAATCAGTTTAATCCTAGTGACACGCAACGCTACTTGATCGATGGCAAGCTAAACTGCAGCACCTTGTATTGCAGTATAAAATAATGGTTCTGTTATGCCATATGGTTGATTGACTTTCATGCATATGGGTAGCATTCCGTTGGGATTGCGACATGGTTGGTAGAACAGGATCATCAAAAAGGGAGGAAAAATATGAATCTTCTAAAGGGCATATTCCGATCCAGGGACAAGCCCCAAAACAGAACCACCGGCAGTGCCTACACATTTTTTATGGGCGGTACCACATCAGGAAAGCCGGTAAATGAACGATCCGCAATGCAGATGACTGCTGTGTATTCCTGCGTAAGGATTCTGGCAGAGGCGGTCGCTGGATTGCCCCTGCACCTTTACAGGTATACGGAAACCGGAGGCAAAGAGAAGGCGGTCGATCACCCACTATATCAGCTGCTCCACGATGAGCCAAACCCGGAAATGAGTTCCTTCGTATTCCGGGAGACCCTTATGACACATCTGCTTCTTTGGGGTAACGCCTACGCGCAGATCATTCGCAACGGCAAGGGTGAGGTTATCGCCTTGTATCCGCTGATGCCCAATAAAATGTCCGTGGATCGAGACGAGAAAGGACAGCTGTACTACACCTACCAGCGATCCAACGAGGAAGCGCACACAATGGAGGGTGCGTCGGTAAAGTTGCAGCCTGCCGATGTGCTGCATATCCCCGGTTTGGGCTTCGATGGGCTCGTAGGCTACAGCCCCATTGCTATGGCGAAAAACGCCATCGGTATGGCAATCGCCTGCGAGGAGTTTGGTGCTAAGTTCTTTGCTAACGGAGCTGCCCCTTCAGGTGTGCTGGAACACCCCGGAACGATCAAGGACCCATCTAGGGTGCGAGAGGCGTGGCAGAGTCAGTTTGGCGGTGCGTCCAACTCCGGTAAAGTTGCTGTGCTGGAAGAAGGTATGAAGTACACGCCCATCTCCATTTCTCCGGAACAAGCACAGTTTTTGGAGACCCGAAAATTCCAAATCAATGAAATTGCTCGAATTTTCCGAGTGCCACCTCACATGGTGGGCGACCTGGAAAAGTCGAGCTTTTCTAATATTGAGCAGCAATCCCTTGAGTTTGTGAAATACACTCTCGACCCCTGGATCGTCCGGTGGGAACAGTCTATGATGCGTGTTTTGCTTTCTGTAGATGAAAAAAAGGAGTATTTCGTCAAATTCAACCTAGAAGGTCTGCTCCGAGGTGATTATCAAAGCCGAATGAATGGTTATTCCATTGCAAGGCAAAACGGCTGGATGTCTGCCAACGATATCCGGGAGCTAGAGAACCTTGACCGGATTCCGGCAGAGCAAGGCGGCGACCTTTACCTCATCAACGGCAGTATGCTCCCGCTGGGCAGTGCGGGTGCTTATGCAGATATCAATCCAACAGAAACGGAGGAAACCAATGAAGACCCAAGCGAAGAAGTTTTGGACGTGGAAAAATCTGGCGGACGAAGACCAGCCCGAAGAACGGGTGCTTGAATTGTACGGCACTATCGCGGAGGAAAGTTGGTTTGACGATGATATCACACCCCGGATGTTCAAGGAAGAACTGGTATCCGGTAGCGGTGATATTACCGTTTGGATCAATTCTCCCGGTGGCGACTGTGTAGCTGCAAGTCAGATTTATACCATGCTCATGGACTACAAGGGCAATGTCACCGTCAAGATCGACGGCATTGCCGCATCTGCTGCCTCGGTCATTGCTATGGCCGGCACCAAGGTGCTGATGGCACCCACCGCGCTGATGATGATTCACAACCCCATGACCGGCGCGTTTGGAGATTGCGAGGAGATGCAGAAGGCAATTGAAATGCTGAACGAAGTAAAGGAAAGCATCATCAATGCCTACGAGATCCGCACCAATCTGTCCCGTGCCAAACTCAGCCACCTTATGAGCAGCGAAACATGGATGAATGCAAAGAAGGCCATTGAACTTGGCTTTGCCGATGAAATTCTCACTGATGAGAAGCTGGCAACAGCGGAAGTTCCGGCCTTTGCGTTTTCCAGCAAGGCAGTGGAGGCAGCACTGATGAACAAGATTTCTGCCAAGGCAAAGCCTGCGGTCGCGGCTGTGCCTACCCCCAAAGCAAAGACCGAAGTCCCGGCCAAGCCGGAAGTCAAACGCGGCAGATCTGTCGAAGCACTGATGGATCGCCTAAATCTTATGAAACATTAATGGAGGAACTGCTATGACAATCATTGAACTGCGCAATAAGCGTGCAAAGGCTCTGGAAGCTGCAAAGGCATTCCTGGAGTCCCACAGAGGCGAAGATGGCTGCCTGTCCGCAGAGGATGATGCCACCTACACCAGCATGGAGGCGACCATCGCCAAGCTGGGTGCTGAAATTGGTCGCATGGAGCGTATGGAGGCTATTGATGCCGAGCTGGCAAAGCCTGTAGCCACTCCCATCACCGAAAAGCCCGCAACTGCCAAGGTTGAAACCAAGAGCGGCCGTGCTGCCGACGAGTATAAAAACGCCTTCTGGAACGCAACCCGTGCCAAGAACGGCGTTTCTTACGAGGTCCGGAACGCACTGCAGGAAGGTGTGGATACCGAAGGTGGCTACCTGGTGCCTGATGAGTTTGAAAACACTCTTGTGCAGGCACTGAACGAGGAGCATATCGTCCGTGGCCACGCCCACGTATTCCAGACCAATTCCGGCAGCCACAAGATCCCCGTGGTTACCGCCAAGGGTACTGCCTCCTGGATCGACGAGGAAGGTCCCATTCCCGATGGCGACGATACCTTCGGTCAGCAGACCATTGGCGCACACAAGGTCGGCACCATCATCAAGGTTTCTGAAGAACTGCTGAACGACTCCGCCTTCGATCTGGAGGGCTACTTCGCTTCCGAGTTCGCCCGTCGTATCGGTGACAAGGAAGAGGATGCCTTCTTCAACGGCGACGGCGTGGGCAAGCCCCTGGGCATTCTGTCCGACAACGGCGGTGCCGAAGTCGCCATCACTACCGCCTCTGCCACTGCCATCACCGCAGAGGAGATTATCAATCTGTTCTACAGCCTGAAGGCTCCCTACCGCAGAAAGGCCATCTGGATCTTCAACGATGCCACTATGGCTGCTGTGCGTAAGCTCAAGGGCAGCGACGGCCAGTTCCTGTGGCAGAAGGCGCTGAATGAAGGCGACCACGCCACTCTGCTGGGTCGTCCCATTTACACCTCTCCCTTTATGCCTGACCTCGCAGCTGGCAATAAGGTGGCACTGTTCGGTGATCTCCACTTCTACTGGATTGGTGACCGCCAGGGCATTACCTTCCGTCGTCTGAACGAGCGTTATGCGGATACCGGCCAGGTTGGCTTCCTTGCCACCAAGCGTCTGGACGGCAAGCTGATTTTGCCCGAGGCTGTCAAGGCCCTGCAGATGAAGTCTGCGTAAGTTAGGAGGCGACGGTGATGGACATTCTTCTGAGCAAGGTCAAGCAAAACTTAATACTGGAACACGAGGCTGACGATCCGTTGCTGAAGAGCTACATCACCGCCGCCGTTGCCTACGCGGAAAGCTATCAGCATATCCCGGCAGGCTTCTATCAGCAGAATCCTATGCCCCCTACAACTGAGCAGGCCGTCATTATGCTCTCGTCCCACTTTTACGAAAGCCGGGATGGTAGCACTGGCGGCTTTTTCTCTGATAATGTCCAAGCCGGACAGCAGGTTTGGAACACAGTCAATCTGCTGCTCCGACTGGATCGAGAATGGAAGGTGTAGCCTATGTCTTTTGGAAAGATGAATGGCTTTATTGACATTATCGAAAAGCGGGTGCGCACCGACAAGGAAGGGTTCAAAGTGCAGGAGGAGGCAGTCATTGCCTCCGTCCGTGCTTATAGAGAAGGTCGCCACGGTAGTGAGAAGTGGGCAAACCGCGCTGCTTTTACTGATGCGACCACACTCTTCCGCTTCCGGAGTATCCCCGGTATCACCATCACAACGGCGATGGTGATTGTCAGTGATAATGACCGGTTTGAGATCACCTCGGTGGAGGATGTCAAAAGCCGGGGTATGTATGTGGAGGCACTTGCTAGAGAGGTGAAGCCCAGTGGCAAAGGTTGATATGAAAATGCCGGAGGAGTTTCTGCTGAAGCTCTCCAAGCTGGGCAGCTCCACCGATGCAATCGCCGAGAGGGTGCTGGAGGCAGGTGGTGAGGTTGTCCTTGCCAAAGTGAAAAGCAATCTTGCTGGTGTTGTGGGCAAGGACACCAAAATTGACTCTCGTTCCACCGGTGAGCTAGAGGGGTCGCTTGGTCTTACCCCGGTAAAGCCGGATAAGAATGGCAATTACGATATCAAAATCGGTTTTGCCGAGCCGAGATCCGATGGTGGCAGCAATGCCAAAATTGCCAACATACTGGAATACGGCAAGCACGGCCAGCCAGCAAAACCCTTCCTAGCCCCGGCAAAGAAGGCAACAAAGAGCGAATGCATCCGGGTA